CGCAAAATCGACCCCCTTCGGCATCACCAGATCGGCGGTGGCGAAGGTGAAGGCATCCCTATGGAAGCCCATCGAGATATTGTAATCGGCGCTGGCCCCGATCGCCGTGGAGCCGTCCGACTCGTCCTTGGTGATCGCCCCGGTGGTAGTCGGTGACGCCGCGCAATTCTGCTTGGCGCCGGAAGTGACGATCGACGGGGTAATCAAAATCTCCGTGGCAACGGCCGTCATGTCCGCCGTGACGGCGAACCTTTGGAGCGCCCCGGTATCCACCTTGGTTTCGGGATGGACCCGGTTGCAGCCGGCGAAGGTGACAATATCACCCTTCAAGAGCGTGCCGGTACCGTTGGAGCTGTGGGTGATCGACGCGCCGGTTTGGTTGGCGCCGTTGACCAGATGATCGCCGGTGCCGTCGTCGGAGCCGGTGGTGTGGATCGGCCAGAGGGTGTTCTGATAGACTTCCTGGAAGCCCACGAAGTCGTTGGCAACCATGCCCTCGCGGTAGTTCTTGGAAATCTTCGCGGGGTCATTGAACAGCCCCGATAGCGCGCTCACCAAGTCCACGTTGTCTTGCGTGTTCATGTTGAGGCAACGCTGGCTTACCGGCGTGAGATTGTCGGTCAGCACCTTCCCCATGTTGAGAACGTCCACCAGCAGGATTGGGGTATCGAGGTCCGAGACTTCATTGTAAACGTCCTTATACACGGACATGAAATCGCTCTCGATGTTGGCCGCCAGGACCGACATTGCCGGTTCCAAGATGCGCTCGGAGAAGTCGTCCAGATCCAGGGTCAGATCGACCGAGGTAAAGGACATGTCAACACCCTTCTGGGTGCCAACCACCAAGTCCAGCTTGGATTCCACGGTGTCTTGCACGTCGATCGTGCGTCCGGTGCGCACCGTGTATTGGTTGGGGAGCCTGATCTGCAAAGTATCGCCGATCTTGGCCCCTGTCTGGGCAAAACGATCGTCGTATTGCCTGTTCACCTTCCCGATGAAATTGAGGTACTGGTGCAAAATGCGCAGCGCCTCGCGTGTAATCATCGTCGGCGTTAGGAGAGTATTCGCCATTGCCTGATTCCTTGCTCTAGGCGGATTCCAGGCATGGCCTTAGACGGGCCGGGCCCTTATCTGCCTAATTGACGGTTGCGATTCTTCATCCAGGCATCGACGCCTTGGGCGTCTGTCGGTCCTTGGGACGGCGTGCGCCCGCCGGTGACTTTCGGCACCGGGGTAACGGGAGCCGGCGCGCCTGGAGTCGTAATCGCGGCTTGTTTCTTCAACACTTCCGCGCCGATCTTCGCCAGATGGAGCATTTTGTAGTGCCTCGCGTCCCCGAACTGGGCAAGCTCTTGTTTGGTGATGCCCTGTTCGGTGGCGAAGCTCTCTAGTCCGGCGTGAACTTCCGGCGTGTAGTTTGGAATGTCGCGTGCAAGGTTGGCCTTGAGTTGGTCGTTACGGGTGGCGCCTTCGCGCTCCGCTGTGACTCTCGAATTGTGTTCGGCGGTCCTAATGCGCCCGACGATGTTATCGCGTTGCTCGCGCAGACGGTTGAACTCGTAACTAAGCAGTTGCGCGTTCTCGGAATCTTCGTTCTGAGCCGCTGCCCAGTCCATGCCTTCGTACTGGGCGATCTGCTTGAGCGTTTGCGATAACTCCCCGTAATCCTCAAGGTGCTGCCGTTGGTGCTGGGCCTGTTGAAGCAGCGTTTCACGTTCGCCGTCCAGTGCCTTTCGCCCATCGGCAAGCTCTTGGGTTTTCGAGGTGTAGTCCTGTTGACGTAGATACCCGTCTTTAAGGGTGGGATCTACTTGGTACTTGCGCCCGTCGATTTCGATTTCCACGGTTTCCGGCGCTTGTGGTGTCGGCTCTACCGGGGGATCATCGAGGCCCGGCGCGTCCGGCGCCGGCTCTAGCCCCTGGCCCGGTGTGGGCTCGGGGGTGACTTCCGGCCCCGGCAAGGGCTCTGGTGTGCCGGGTTCCGGGCTGGTCACTGGTACGTCTGTCATCGGGTCACTCCTTTTGGGTTGGTGGCGGTGTGCCACTCCGTCGGGGTTGGTGACGGTGGGCAAAACAATTTTGCCCACTTTGCCCGGTGGGGTTGCCCCCTTTGGGAAAAGGTGTTAAAGAATTGACATGAAATGCGAGCTACTGACCATTGACGAATTTTCCAAGAGCGTCTTACAGCCGGCAATGGAGGCTCTGGCCCGCGCCATGGCAAAGAGCCCGCCCATTGAGCGGCTGTTTATCAGGCGCCAAACCTACTGCTCCCTGTTGAAAGTCGGCATTACCTCCATTGACGTTTTAGCCGAAATGTCCGCGGCCGATCTGCTCAAGATTAAGGGCTTTGGCCCCGTCGCGCTCAAAGAGCTTCGGGAAGCGACGGACGGCATTTACACAGAATTTAGCGCCTTGGCGGAACGGCTAGACGCGAATGATTACCGATAAAGTGATGCTCAAAAATTACTACTGGCGCATGAGCTTAACGCCTGAACAGCGCGAGCTGATCGACCTCCATACTGACCAAGAGGTAAACCGCCGGTGGGAAGCCAGCATACGCCACGAACAAATGATATTGGCTCACGAACAAAGGATGTTGGCTATTAAAGCGTTCGCCCGAAAGCCCTAGCCCCTTCCATTCCCCCCCTGATACTGGTCATACGGCCCCGGCGGGCTGTTGGCGTCGGCAATGTCCTTGCCGGCCTTCGCCAGCGCCGCGATCCGCTTGGTTTCGCTGTCAAACGCCTTGGTCTGCTCGGCGGCGGCCTTGATCTCGGCCTCGAACCGCTCGATTGACTTGTCCTCTTGGAGCTGTTGAAGCGCGGCCTGTAGCTTCTGAATGATTTGCCCGGCCTCGGCAAGCCGCGGATCTTCGCCGCCCTGGCCTAGCATTGAGTTAAGCCCCTCGGCTATATCATCGGCGCCCGGCCAGTCGAGGTTTTTCACCATCGCCGGCCCGATCACCGGCGCCGCCTGGGGGAAAGCCTTGAGCAATTCCATCATCTGTTCGGCCGCTTCCTGCCGCTGGGTAACGAAGCTCGGGCCCACATCGACGGCCAGATCGTATTTGCCGGCGGTAAGGTCATAAACCCGCTGGAAGCCCTCGGGGGGCTGGTCCTCGGCATCACCTAGCACCGCGTCCTCGATCTCATCATCCTCGCCCAAGACGCGCACCAGCCGCGGCCCGGAGTAAACGTGCGGTATCAGGTCCAGGATGATCCGGCCACCGTGGCGAATGGAGCGGGTCAGGTTGTCGAGGAAATGAAACGTGGCGACGTTGGCTTGCCCCTGTAGCGCCCTAATCGCCTTGCCGCTCCGTCGATCGGCTATGTCGTCAACAGACGCTTCATGGAGCCCCATAATGGACTTCATATCGTCTGAGGCGTTCATAGCCTCTTGTAGCGCGCCGGCCGGCACCCCGGCGAACGTCTGCCGCTCGGGCGACACCTTGCCGGCATAGGCCAGGAAGGCGTGAGCATCGACGTTCGAGGTTTCCCACTTCCTAGCGTCCTTGCCGACGAAGGCCCTCTCTGGCCCCACGAAGGGTGCCTTGGGCGCCAGGGCGACGAGTTCGGTGGATGCGGTGCGCCAGTAGTTGAACATCCTCTGGGCGTCCATCGCGTCGCGGATAAGGGAGCGGAAATACCGCCGGCCCTCGACGTTTACTTCCTCGCCGTAGACCGGCACCAGCGGGATATATCGCCCCGGCCATTCGGTCGTTTCCAGCACCTCGGCGCCGGTCATAAGGCGCTGAATGATCTTGTGGCCCTTCACCGTGCGGCTGGTCTGGACCTCTAGGCCCGTGGCATCGAAGGTATCGCGCTGTTTGACGTAAATATCGGCGGCCAATACCGTGCCATCGGTCAGCTTCACAATCTCTTTCGGCACTTCCTCGCGGGTCCAGTACTCGGCGACGGATACCGTTTCGCCGTCGAACCACGCTTGGTCAAGCTGGGTGTAGCCGGTTTCTTCCCAGTCAACCGGCTCGGCGTCCTTGTAGCGCCGCTCGAACTCGGTCAAGGCGAGCTGGTTAATCAAAAACGCCGTGTTCCAGTCCGAGGAATCGTAGGCCGTGGAGTAGGGATCGCCGAACACGTTGAACGGGTTGGCGATGCGCTCGATCCTTATGTCTTGATCGAAAGTGTCCTCGAAGGAATAGTCAACGTCGATTCTGAAATAGCCAAATCCCATGGAAACGGCGAAATCTGCGGCCGTATCATAGGCAACGTCAGCGTTTGACGTGCGCTCGATGTTGCGAATGAGCCCGTTAATGATCTTGGCAGTTTCAACGTCGGCATTGCT